TCAGGCTTCGTGTGATATATCGTGTGATATAAGCTCAAAATGTTGGTTTATAATTGTATTCTGCTTAACCGATTCATCGGATATTGCATTCCTATATACAGTCTTCATCACGCCGTCACTCGCCCATCCGCCGCGCTGCAGAATGTACTGATCCGGAACGCCGATTGCGTGCATGATGCTCGCTGAATAATGACGCAAATCGTGAAAACGGAAATTCGGAAGCCCGGCATTTTCCAGTGCCCGTTTGAAGCGGTGCGTGATTGCATCTGGAGTAAGAGATACTAAAGGTCCCTTAATACCGTCAAAGCACGCAATAACTGCGTCAGGAAAGGGAATCGTGCGGTAAGAAGCATATGTTTTTGGAACTTTCAAATGCCATATATTATCTTTTCCTCGGACATAGCTTTTGGTTACAGAGATAACATTGCCTGAAATGTCGGCATCTGTAAGAGCACAGATTTCACCGCGTCGTAACGGACCAAAAGCAGCCAGAAGAACAGCGCGCTCTAAGTCCGGATCATTTCGAAGGCTCTCAAGCAAGTGTTTGACATCCGCGTCAGATGGGCAGTATAACTCAGCTTTCTTTTTAGCAGGGAGCTGAACTTTGACATGCAAATCTGGTGCAAACATTTCCAGTGCAGGCAGCAGAAGACCGTAAATATTTCGCACTGTTTTAGGGGTTCGGCTTTTGCTGAGGTCGGAAACCCATATCTGAATTTGCTGACTGGTTATATCATTTAGTTTATTTTTTCCGAAGCTGCCACAAAAGCGAAGGTTATAAATAGATTCATACCCGCGTATGGTAGCAGGAGAGAGTACCCCGTCTTTCGAATCGATGTACCGGCGGACAGCACTCTGTATTGTCAGATTCTTCTCGGCTTCCTGTCGGCGCTTCCGGTCGATCTGCCATTCACTCCGGAGAGCTTTCGCCTCTGCCAGTGTCGGCGCTGTGAAGCTGCGGTAGTGTTTCTTACCTGTATCATCAGTATAATCATATGCTTGGATCCGGACAGAGCCGGACGGCAGGCGGTGTTTTGCTGATTTTTTTGCCATGATATCATCCTCCTTGGTGGGTATAAGAAATACACCTCTTGCAGGGTGCCCGGAAGAATGATATAATTCAAGTGTCGAATTTGATTATATCTTTCAGGGCAACCTGTAAGAGAAAATCTATGTGAAGCCGTTCGGTACGCCAATACCGGGCGGTTTTGCTATTTATATAACGTAAAAGATTGCAAAGTAAAAAAAATAAAAATTTATGCAGATAATAAGTCTAGGCTAGAACGACTGCTCCGCTCGCTCCACAAGATCGACTTTACGTCATAGTTTGTTAGAGCGTCAGTAATATTTTTGTTGAAGTTATTATTGTCATTAAGCAGAACGATTAATTGGCTATCTTTTTTTCTGGTGCTTTTGGTATCATTCCATGAAAATAATGCATTTCCAATGGTAGACTTTGTTGGATTGTTAATTGCCATACACAAGCGCTCTGGTTTGAATTGGGTTCGTTGTAAAACAAAATCATAATTATGAAAAAATCCTGATTTTCCCCTAAATTGAACATCTTCTGTACAATAAATATGGTTTTGATGAAAAAATTCCTGAATATCATCAAGAAACAGCGAGGAAACTTTAGTTCTCGAAGTCATATATAAATCACTAACACGAATCATTGCCTGCACAAACATATGTTTTGCTTGTGGAAAATCATGCATAGGCGCAACTGCAATTAATTCATTTTGTTTAAGCTTAATTCCATATTGAGACAGAATATTTTTGAGCTGTACTTTTCTATTAGGTGTTAGCTGAAAACCACTCATTGCAAGGCTATTTAATGTTTGACCATCATCTGAAAAATGAACATTTTCCCCGTCTTGGCGAACATATATTTGAAAGTAATCGTTGTACGAGTCCAAGAAAGGAGTGGTAATTTCAAAATATTCTCCCATTTTGGTAAAGGTAATTTCGCTTTTTAGCCAATCGGCATAATCATTAATACATTTTTGAATATCCATAATATACACTCCTTTCTGCTGTTAAAATAAATCAATTTGATGATTAATGGTAGGAGTATTCACAATGTGAAATTCTTCAAGGAACAATAATGTATTTTTAACAAAATCATTAGAGTCCAGATCATCTGCTGGAAATGCATTTTTAATTCCGTTCTCTTGTGTGTAATAGTGCCAATGCGATCCTGTGATTTTTTGACCGTTAGGATTCACATGTATATTACCTGCATTTATATGTAATTCCAACAATATTATACCATTTTTTGAAATTCTGGCACCATAATTATATTTGTTTTTATTTATTTTTCCTCTATAAATTTTAACAGTAAATAAATCACCAGTATCTTCGTGGCTGGCATCAAATTCAACATTGGCACCAGGGTCTGGAGAGGATAAAATATCGATAAGAGATTGTTTGGTAAGCTTTATAAGGCGAGTTGCCTCTTCTTTGGTTAAAGGTTCCATGTTTTTCTCCTTAACGTGTTTTTATTAAAATGCCATAGGCTATTTTAATCTTAACTCAATCAATTCCATCGGATATCCCGTGCAATCACAGAACTGGTTCTGCGTGCATCCGGAATAAGCTTGCAACAAATCCTCCGATATAAGCAGTTGAGCCGCAAATAAAAATTTACATTCATGTCGGATCTCGTCGGCAGTTAATAAAGCGATATTTTATACAAAAACCCCTGCTTTTTTATCAAATGTAATTTGAGCATTTATGACATCATGTATATTCTCCTTAGATTCTAATTTACTATATTTTCTCGATCACCGCCAGATACGGTTCAAACATAATCAGATATCCATCCAGCTCCGTATAGCATCCATACTTTTCGCGGTAACACTCCAGCGCCTCTTTCAGAAAATCCTCTGACACTTCCAGGCACTCTGCCAGTTCGTGTAGGTTGCGGCAGTGCTTCCGGTAGCCTTGGATGATGCCAGAGAGTCCGATACGCTTATTGTAAGCCCACAGACGCGCCATGCGTTCCTGCTTTCGGTTTTCTACAGAATCTAAGTCAATGATCTGTCCGGCGGTGGTATGATGATGCCCCAGCTCCTCGGCCAGGACACAGGACTTCTCCACCGTTGTCATGCTCTGTCGGATGGCAATAGCTCTGTCACAGTACAGACCCCTGATGCGCTCACTGGTAAATGGATAATCATAAACCTCAACTCCATCTCTGCAGGCCTCTTCCAGTAAAGATTCATACGAGTTCATAAAATCCCCCCAGTACTAAATTATTCCAGCATAAAATACTGGCACCGATTCAGGTAGTACTTCTGTTCAAGCTGAAAGAGTGAAATTAGTTTTGCCACGGTTCCAGATTCACGGTATTCTTTTAAAGCTTCGAGGTATTCCGGCCGGTGTGTATCTTCAATAATCAGCGGAGAAATACTGTGACGCAGGCATTCCCGGAAAATGATAATGCGTCCGGTGCGTCCGTTTCCATCCTGGAATGGGTGGATGCTTTCATAGCGTGCATGAAACTTCGCCAGAATTTCCAGTGTGACGGTCTGAGAGTTATACCAGGCAAGAAGTTCACTCATTGCTTCCGGCACTTTGCTGGGGAGCACGGTTTCATACATGCCGACGATATTAGGACGCTTCTTGTAATCTCCAATTGCGTAACCGTTGGCGCGATCTTCAAAGACGCCGCTTTTCAGTTCATAGTGGAATTGTTTGATTAGTTCCTGGCTTAGAGGTTGTTTGATGGTTTCCAGCATTTTATTAAATGCCAGGAAGTGACCGTTCATTTCCTCAACGTCCTTCGCACGATAATAATCATCGGATTTTGGAAGTGTGCCAGTATCGAAGAGGGAAGCGGTCTGTTCTTCTGTCAGGGTGCTGCCCTCGATTTTATTTGAGTTATATGCCATCAGTCGCTGGGTAAAACCGTAAACTCCGGAACGGTCGCGGCGCTTCCATTCAATCAGAAAGCGTTCCAGCAGGAACTGGATAAATTCAGCAGTAGTCATATATCTTTCCTTCCTGAAATGATTATTTCCTTTTATTTCGAACAAATTCAGCAAACTGGCGAATCTCGGCCAGCTCATCCTCTGTGTATTCTTCCCCTTCAAAATGGGCAGCCAAAGTAGTGGGTTCTTTTGAATCGTAATCGGTTAGACCCATAAGTTTTCCTGGTGTAGTTCCGAGTGCATTTGCAAAAAGTAATATTTTGCTATTTTGAAGATCTACTTCACCTTTTTCAATTTTTGCTATAGAAGATCGGCTTGTGTATCCACACAGTTTCGCCAGCTCGTCTTGAGATAATCCCTTTTCTTCTCTTAGTTTTTTAATATTTTTATATAATTGGAGCATTTTTTTCTTCGCCTCCTTCTGATAAGGTAAATATAGCACAAGTGTGAAAATAAATCAACAAAAATGATAAAAACTGTTGACAGAAATTCACACAAGTGCTATATTGAAAATGTGAATTAAATTCAACAAGGAAGGGGGTAAAAATATGCCAGACTTAAAACTTCTGGAAACAATCGTTTCCAATTCCGGCATGACAATGGTTTCAATTGCCGAAAAATCAGGCATTCTTAGAGAAACATTATATAATAAAATGAAAGGAACCAGTGAATTTAAGGCTTCTGAAATTGCCGGGCTGACGAGAGCGCTTAAATTAACAAGCGAACAGAGAGACGCAATTTTTTTTGCAGATGAAAGTGAATTAAATTCAACAGACCTGTTCGCAACAGAGGACGAAAAGGAGGTGTAAGAAACGAAACAGATCATTATTAGCGGAGTAATATCTACCATAATCAACCATGAGGTGATTGAGGGATGGTTGGTGGAGGGAGGAAGCAAGTGAAATACGAGAATATCGAAGCTGAAAGAGCACGGCTTGGGTTGTCAAAAGATGGCTTTGCGAAGTCTTTAGGTATTGCGACAAAAACATATTATAACTGGTTGAATGGTGTAAACCCAATACCAAGCGATGCTCTTGTAAAGATGTCAGGCATATGTAAAGCGGACACAGATTATTTACTTGGTTTGACGGATATCCGAAGAAAGGACGAAGAAGTGGATTTATCAAAAGCAAAGACCTATGAATTGGTTGCCGAATTGAAAACCAGAGAAGGTGTAGAAGTAATTATGGCAGAACCGTATCAGAAAAGAGAGGTTTCTGTAGAAGGTCCTGCCGTGTTTTTTATTGTTACAGATTAACGTATTCTTTGATAGTTATAGTGCCCTTTGATGTAGTTGGCCAAATAGCTACCATGAGAAGAAGCTGACATCAATCCATTATACACAGATTGTGGAACATTGAAATATTTATACAGTCCGCCAGAGCGAAAACTTACATAAAGGGTTGTTCCATCGTAACCAATGGCGGAAATGTTAGATGAAGAAACGGGAATCATGTTCATAAGAAAATTCTCCTTTCAAAGATACGAGGTGAATACTGATTACAAAAAATAGTGTATTACAAAATATTACAAAAAGCAAGAAAAATATTACGTTAATATTACAAGAATGTTAAGAGGAGAGATGATGAGGAATAGGCTGGCGGAAGGAGGGGGCAAGCGAAAAAGTGAGAGTGAAAAGATTTCTGCACTGGTATTTCTGCGAACCAAGAAAGACATTGCTGGAATGGGTCATGGCAAAATTCCCAAACCTTCCAGTATATGCACCAATAATGTCTTTACTGTTGATAATGCTTCGCCCAGAAGTGGAATCTTGCATACATCGTATCCAGCAAATAGCGCAAGAACTGATAGTGTTGTTGGGATTATGAACCTCATTTGCTCTTTGCGTTTGATGCGTAAATACATTTTCCCAAATCTATTTACTGAATAAACTCCACGTACACGATCGAGTAGGCCAAGCCTCAAGAGATAATCAAGAGTGTTTTGATCGTACAGGCGATTGGAGTGAATAATCAGTAAAAGACGTAGTGTTGTTTTTTCTTTGAAAGAAAGTTCAATGTTTGAAAAATCGATAGAGTTCATAATTCCTCCTTTTGATAGAAGTATAGCACCGGGGAGATGTCGAAGACAAGGGTAAGATAGAGGATGGGGAATATGAGATAGAAGGGATGATAAATGAGCAAAGCATTTTTAAAGACTCCGGATTTTTGGCATTGGCCGAAAGACTGGGTGTCAGCAATCAAAAACCGCACCGGATGGACGGATGATGAACTGGCGGAGCGGGTCGGAACAGGAGCCCGGAACTTACGGTATATAACAAATAGACCGCCGACCGGAAGAACGTTGATTCTTCTGCGGCTGCTGAGTTTGTATCTGGAGAAGACAGGTCGGATTCCGGCGGACAAGGATCCAGCGGCATGATGGAGAATAGAACCTGTAGTACCTGCCGGAGTTGCTGGCGGTGTATGGAATCCGATCGGGAATACCCGTGCAAAAATTATAAGAAGAAAGCGAGGAAGCGTAATGAGAAGAGAACTGAAATGCATGGAACTGAGAAGTCAGAACCAGCGGATCATTGAGGTGCTGGGCGAGGAACTGAGCAGAGCACAGGCAGATCTGCAGTTTGCTTGGCGATTAGCCTTTACCGGTCTGGCGATTGCAGCGGTGGCGACCGGGGCGATGGTGGCGATTGCACAGGCGGCGGGGATGTTCTAAATGAGAGAAAGAGAAATGGAGTTTTGCCCGTTCAGAACTGTGATGGAGACATTTCCAGCCGTACTTGTTGGACAAGGGGACGTTACACGGACGAGATTTGAATTATGCTTAAAAGAAAAATGCCCAGCGTTCCGTGTGATGAGGGGGTTCGAGAGCTGTTTGAGGCTGGAGAAGCAGTAAAGGCTGTTTCTGGCAGCAGGGGAAGGAGGACAGGAGTATGTCGAAGAGAGTCGAAGAAATCCTCAGAGGTATGCCACGGGAAGATCTGAGAGTCAGAGAAGATTACCGTGATGATGGATTACGCGTCAAGCTTGCGACGCATTACCTTATAGGCTATCTGGGGAATGAAACACCGGAAAACAACAGAGCTGTTTACAGCGGAAAGGAGATTGCGGAATTGCTGGAAAGCGTCTGCAATGGCATTGAATAAGAAAGATGAGTAGAAGAACCAACGGAACGAACCGTGCCGGTGCACTGCTGAATGCCAGCCGGTACACCGGTTATGGGAAACCAAAGAAAAAGACCGCCAGCTTGGCAGAGCTGAACGGTCACATTAATAAAAATATTAACAGCTTGATTATATCAAGAGATTCGGGAGGATGCAATGGTAAAAGCAACAATTAAAGGTAAAAGGGGGCCGATGGAGCTGGAGGGGGATATGATCCTTGGTGCCACGATCCAGTATGATGCAACCGGAGATTCAGGGGTGTTTATCATCGGTGATGTTAAATATTCACTTCTTCCGAGAACCCTGGCAGTAATGGCGGCGGCGCTTCTGAAAAAGCGTTTTTCGGGAGAAGAGCTGGCGAAAGCGTATGCAGATTTCTATATAGCATTTCTTGCAACTGTGGAAGTAGCACGGGAGGAGGATTCCGGTGAAAAAGAGACTGGCAAAGAAAATTGAGAAGATGCGCCGAAAGAAGGTTCATGAGGCACTGGAGATTGTGTTGGAAATCAATACCACGCAGGCAAGAGCGCAGAGTAAGACTGGGTGTAAGCCTACAGCGTTCTTCGAATTTGACGGTCATGTTGGAGGTATGGGTTTTGCTGTACACCCAGATGGATGGAAAAAATGGGGAAGCTCACCTGACGAATTTAAAGAGTATTTGGCATGCTTTAAAATTGACGGAAGCGTAGATCGCATGATGAAAAAACTTGCGAATGTAAAGAAGGTGTTACAGGATGCTGGAAAGATGTGACTACTGCGGTGCTGTTGGAGGAAGACAGAAGAATGTATAAAGGAATGATGTTTACGCCAGAAGCCGGAAAGACAGTGAACGATGCAGAGGCGTTCGAATACGCGAAGAATCATCTGGATGAACTGCCGCAGGAAGATAAAGAACTCTTTGTTGAGTTCTTCTTCTCTGGCAACTGGATTAAGGAGGAAGATCATGCTGAAACCATATAGTGAACTCAGAAAAGTGGACATATCTCGATATTGCATGGAACGAGAAGGAATTAAATATTTAAATTGGGCGAAGTGCATTGACATTTTGCGCGAATACGGAGCAGAAGAGGTTTATTTTGAACCAATTCCAAACCCCAAAACAGGCGGAAGCCTTTATTATACTGATCTTGAATTTGAAGATAAGAGCGGAATTAGAAATCGTTGCTACGAAACTCGCATCAGAGTTGTAATTGATGGCAAGGAATACATCATGCAGTCACCGGTCATGAACGGAAGCAATCCTGTAAAGGACAACAGCATGAATCAACAGCGTGTCTGGAATAGCATGACGCGTTCGTTTGTGAAGTGTGTGGCAATTCACACTGGACTTGGTTTTGATTTGTGGCTCAAAGAGGAACAGAAGCCATTTGACAATGTTATTCCCGGGGACGAGCCTTTAGCAAGCAAAGCGCAGATACAGACCCTTAAGAATTTAGGTAAAAAGCATAAGGTAGATATGGAGTATTGGCTTGCATCTAATAATCGTGCATGGGATAGTCTTACAGGAAATGAAGCAGGAACCATGCTGAATGCTTTGAAGGCAAAGTACGGAGATGATTAAATGTGGAGAGCAAAGGAACTTTAAAAGATGTATCAATGGACTGGAAAACTGGTCGGATGCGGTTGACGTTTGAACTGGAATCGGATGTGTCATCGTCGATTGACAAGATGAAGGACAAGCCCCTGCGGATCATTGCAAAGCACTGGCGGGAGAAGCGGAGCCTGGACGCGAATGCGTATTACTGGGTGCTTCTCTCGCGTCTGGCAGAGGTGGCGGGCATATCCAAGCCGCGAGCACACAACCTCATGCTTCGGAGATACGGCCAGAATCTCATGATTGCCGGTCAGATGGCGTATTTGGTTGTGCCGGACACGACCGAAGCGGAAGAGACGGCGCTGGAGGCGGAAACCTTCCACATCCGTCCAACTTCGCAGGTTAAGCAGGGCAAGGATGGGAAAGCATACCGTACATATACGGTGCTTGCCGGATCCAGTACCTACGACACTAAGGAAATGAGTGAATTGATAAATGGGCTGGTATCTGAATGCAAAGAGCAGGGGATTGAAACCCTGCCTCCGGATGAGCTGGCCCGGATGATGGCAGAGTATGAAGAAAACCACAGGAAAGAAGATACATAGTGTGCTGGTGGATGATCTGCAGCATTGCATCGTGACGGGAAGCCCGGAGGTGGCAATCCATCATGTATTTAATGGAGCCAACCGGAGCAGATCGGAGGCATATGGCTTTATCGTTCCGCTCCGCCCGGACTGGCATAACATGACGCCGTACAGTGTCCATATGAACCAAGAGTTCGATGAGAGTCTGAAACGTCAGGCGCAGGAGTATTATGAGGCTCACATCGGCAGCAGACAGCGGTTTATTGCCGAGTTTGGCAAGAGTTATTTATAACGGTACAACAGCCGCAGGGCTAGTACATAGTAACCCGTAGACAGCATCCTGGCACGCCTTACCGTGTTATATATTACCGAACCTTTACAGGGTGCCATTGGTTTACCGGGAGGGAGGCCGACCCTCCCGCTCCGGAAGGGGGAAGAAATTTGTCGGAAAAGAAATTGACAGAAATGGAAATCTTTACCAGTGCTTTATACAATGCGCTGGGTGTAGGACATAAGAACGCGCAGACCCGCAGGGAGCTGTGCAAGCGTCTCGGATGCAGCGATCGGATGCTCCGAAAGGGAATAGAGATTCTGCGGCTTGATTATGCGATTCTGACCCGTGATGATGGCAAGGGCTATTACCTGCCGGAGACAACGGACGCGGGGCGAGCAGATGCCAAGCGCTGGTCTAAGCGGCAAGATCGCCGCGTGCAGGCGATCCGCGCAGCACAGGCGGGAGCACTTAAATTTGCGACGGGATGGAAAGAGCCGAAGGGCATATATGGACAGATTAGTATGTTCAGAGACGGAGGACAGGATGGGGAAGATGCAGAGAGAGAAAGGAAAGCGCGGCGAGCGTGAACTTGCGGGCATCCTGCGGGACTATGGATATAATTGCCGCCGGGGTCAGCAGTATTGCGGGACTTCTGGCGATGCGGACGTGATCGGGCTGCCGAATGTACATATCGAAGTAAAACGAGTGGAAGACCTGAGACTTCGGAAAGCGCTGCAGCAGTCTTCCAGGGACGCCAGGGCGGGCGAGATTCCGGTGGTAATGCACCGGCGTAACTATGAGCCGTGGCGGGTGTCCATGTACCTGCAGAACTTCCAGCGGATGTATTCGGATGATATTTTCGATGAGCTGAAAGCGCAGATTCGCGGTGGAATCATTACTCTGCTGTTGGATACATGGATCTGCTATTACCGGGACTGGCAGGCGGGGAAGGAGATGGGCTTGGATGAGCGATAAGAAATCTTTTGTCATGTATGAGAGCTGGGGCGCTGCCATCGAAAAGATGAGCAACGAGCAGGCGGGCGAACTCATTAAAGCGATCTACGCCTATCAGAAAGACCCGGATGCTGTTCCGGAGGATCCGGCGCTGGCGTTTGTGTTTGAGCTTATCAAACAGCAGCTGGATGCAGACAGCCAGCGCTACAAAGAAGCGTGTGCAGCCAGATCGGAAGCAGGAAAGAAAGGCGGAAGACCGAAAACAAATGCTTCTGATAAAAAGCAAATGGTTTCGGAGGAAAGCAAAAAAAGCAAATGCTTTTCTGAAAAAGCAAAAAAAGCTGATAATGATAATGAGTATGATAATGATTTAAAAGAAAACACCCTAGAGGGTGTAAAAGAAAAGCGCTTCGCGCCTCCCACCCTGGAGAATGTGAGTGAATATTGCCGGAAAATGGGTTACACGAACGTGGATGCAGCACGCTTTATTGACTTTTACACCAGTAACGGCTGGATGGTCGGTAAGAATCGCATGAAGGACTGGAAAGCAGCGGTTAGAAATTGGGACAGGAGAGAAAAAAATCCGCAGAGGCAGGATGGGGCCGCCGAAGTCGCCAAGAAGAACCGCTTTCACAACCTGGAAGAACATGGTTACGACTACGATGCGATGGTGTGGGGCATGGTGGGCGCAGCGGCGCAGGGCGAGGCTGGAAGCGCTATGGAACCCGGTACGGGATGAAGGGAGTTAGAGGACGATGAAAAGCATGGATGAACGCCGGGCAGCCATCAAGAAGCAGCTTCGGGGCGGCAAGAGAAATACCCTTCGGGAGCTTTCGGAAGCGATTGGCGAGGAACGGGAGAGAACCAGAGCTGCGGTAAAGAAAATGTGTGCTCTGGGCGAACTGATTCAGGAGGGCGATGGTGTGCGCGGTCAGAAAGCGGTTTACCTGCTGACGCGTGTAGGCGAGGAGGAAAACGACGAGGAACTGGACAAGCCAGATAATCGTCGGATGGTAGACGGCATCTGGCCGGATGAACTGGAAAAGACCAGGAACCGCGTGCAAGTCGAGGATACGCTCAAAGTAATGCTGCTTGCCGACACCCGTACCAAAGGCGAGGTGCGGACCGTGCGCCGGACGGTTCGGGTAATCAGCAAGCATAGGTATCTAGTTCGGACATCCGACGGAAGCAGCAGTACATACGCGGAATTGGCGATGTATTACCGCGGGAAGATTCTGGATCGGCGGTAGTGATGCCGGTGTAGGCGAAGGAGGGAACGGAGGACTGTATGAGAACACGTTATAAAACCTATGCGGATTATGGGATGCTGAAAAGCGATGAAGAGAAAACGCGGGAGCGCTGCCTGAAAGCATCTGCGGAGGAAAGGCTTATTATTCTCCAGTGTGCGATCTCTGCGGCTCCGGGACTGGAAATAGCGATATACGATTCGATTACCGGCGGCGCCGGATACCGGACGCTTCTGCGGATGGGACGGCAGATAGCGGCAGGCGAGGACGATTTCTACGCTTACCGCCGCAAAACGTTGGCAGAGATAAGCAGATATATGAGGCTGCTGGGGAGGTGGAAGGAATGAAGAAAGATGCGGAGGACAGCATCCCCAAAGCGGCAGTGCTGGAGCTGATAAAAGAGATGGGCGGCTGTGATGCGGGCGACGAATATGCCAGAGGATGGGACGCTGCCTGTGATGCGTTTTACAAGACTATCATGGAGAGGTTTTGAGATGAATAGAGCAGAAACGACAAAATTTCTTGGCGAGTTGCTGGAACGGCAGTATTTAAGTGGGCTGGGAAAACATTGGGCGAAAGAGGTAAACATCGATCCGGGCTCAGCACGGACGCATCGCCGGATCGACTATATGTTATTCCAGCCAGCGGGACAGTGTAATATATCGGACATCGAAAAGGGAATCTTTACCTGTTACGAAATCAAGAGTTGCAAGGCAGATGTATATAGCGGGAATGGGTTGAATTTCATCGGAGAAAAGAATTACATAGTAACCACGATGCAGTGCTATAAAGACATTAAAGAGGATTATCTAAGCGGGGCACTTGACGCACATATCCGTAGTATCGATCCAGGATCGTCGACAGAATACGGAATCATAGTGGCTATTCCAAAAACGAGAATGCTCGAAGATGAATTTCAGAATCCGACACCGCTGGATGGGAACCTGGATAAATGGAAACTGGCGATCGCCATCAAGTGTTTTGACGGTCGCCGGAAGCGGTCAATGGTCGAACTATTGTTTTGTATGTTAAGGAGTGGACGATAAGATGAGCGAGAAAGAGCATGATAGAAAATGCTGGAACTGCGAATTTGATGATTTTTGCAGTTGGACGGCAGCAGGCGAGGAGGATGCCTGCGGGAAGTGGAAGGCGGAGGAAAGGAAGTCTTGCAGAAATGATTAACGGAGAGCTGATTGTAGACAACTTTGCCGGTGGAGGAGGAGCAAGCACCGGGATCGAAATGGCAACGGGGTATTCCGTGGACATCGCGATCAATCATGATCCGGAAGCGATTAAAATGCACAAGGTTACCGTTTAACTAGATTTCTTAAATAGTCAATAAATTATAGGAAGGGAGCCGAGACTCTGGCCAGAGTGATGCATATGCGGTCTCCTTTAAGAAAATGGAATCAGTTTTAGAGAGAATGAAACGTGAAGGAACGAGCGAAAAAATCGCGTCCTTCATGGTTAAGGAGAAACAACCATATGACTTCAAACGTAAATATGCACAAATCAGAGTGGAAGAATTTGCGCAGGAATGTGACAACAGAGGATTGAATTGCCATGTGTCAGTAGGTGGACTGGACAGCATTGTTTTGTATTTGTTCATCAACGAAGTGTGCGGCATTGAAGTTCCGGGTGTGAGCGCATCGTTCCTGGAAGATAAATCCATACAGAGGGTGCATAAGGCACTGGGAATAATCAATATTCCACCACTTGAACGGGCAGATGGTACGAGGTGGACAAAACAGAAGGTTATTCAGGAATTCGGGTTCCCGGTCTTAAGCAAGGAGATTGCAGCGAAGATCGAACTTTTGCAGAATCCATCTGAAAGGAATAAAACCGTGCGCCATGCAATCATAACTGGAGAAACAGGAGAATATGGCGGCTGGCAGAAAAACAGCCGCATGAGGATGAGCCAGAAGTGGCTTGAAAAGTTTGGTGGATACGAGAATGAGAACGAGGGAACAAATTATCAGAAGCCGGATTTCAAAGTTTCGTCCAAATGCTGCTACTACCTCAAAGAAAAAAACAGTGATGACTGGGGTAAGGCACATAATTCGGTTCCGTTTTTGGGGCTGATGGCTTCAGAGGGCGGGAGAAGAGCAAAGAGTTTGAGAATGCATGGATGTAATTACTTCGGGAAGTCCACAATTCGATCGGCACCATTTGCAATCTTCGGAAGACAAGATATTTTAACTCTTGCTCTTGAAATGGATGACATGTGGAGATCTGGGCTGAAAGAGAAGTATTACGAGAAGCTATTGAAAGAGGGAAAGATCGCAGAAACCTTTCAAATGCCTGAGACCATTATTCCAGAGATATATGGAACGATTGAGCATGATAGCACTAGAGCGTTGAGAACTACGAAGGCACAGCGGACAGGCTGCTCCATGTGTGGTTTCGGAATCCACATGGAGAAACGTCCACACCGGTTTGATCTGCTTTACCAAGATAGCCCAAAAGAATGGGATTATCTGATGTTCCATCTTTGCAAAGATGAGAATGGTAATGATTACGGCTGGGCGAAGGTGCTTGATTACATCGGTGTTGGATGGCGACCAGAAGAAATCGAAGAGGGAATTCCCGGTCAGATAAGCATTACAGACTTCCCGGAGGTGATGCCATGATTGACGGAGAGCTGATTGTAGACAACCGATACCGAGGCACTGGTAAAAGCAAATCTGAAAGAATTATGCGTTGCGAAGCGGCTGCCAAACTGCCGCGCGGATCGTCTGGGCGAGGATGCGGGCGGGCAGCTGAGGTTCGCGTAGGTCTGGAGAAAGCAGTTTCTGTTTGAAGCAGACGCTTTCTTTTTGTATTATTTTGATGTATGATAAAAGAAAAATATGTATGATGGGAGTGGTATAATGGCAAATATTATTGCAATCGTATGGGACTTTGATAAAACATTGGTAGATGGATATATGCAAGATCCCATTTTCGAACATTATGGTGTGAATGCACATGATTTTTGGAAAGAAGTAAATGAATTACCTGAGAAATATATGACCGAGCAAGGGGTTTTAGTAAACCCAGATACTATTTATTTGAATCAATTTATTCGATATGCAAAAGAGGGCAAATTCAAAGGTCTTACAAATGAAAAATTAAAGGAATTTGGATCAAAATTAAAATTTTATGCAGGAGTTCCGGAAATTTTTCAAGCAACAAAAGATTTAATAGAAAAGGATCCTATTTATCAGGAATATGGAATAAAAGTCGAACATTACATAGTAAGTACGGGGATGTCACAGGTTATAAAGGGCTCTTCGGTAATGCCGTATGTAGAACACATATGGGGGTGTGAGCTAATTGAGGGAGAAGATAATCAAGGAGCTCCTTGTATTTCTGAAATAGGCTTTACAATAGATAATACGAGCAAGACCAGGGCGTTGTTTGAAATTAATAAAGGAGTAAATAGTAAAGATGGGCGAGAAGGTGTTAAGGTAAATACTAAAATTCCAGAAGAATTACGACGAGTTCATTTTATAAATATGGTTTATATTGCGGATGGACCAAGTGATATTCCAGCATTTTCAGTAGTAAATAAAAACAATGGTGCAACATTTGCAATTTATCCAAAAGGAGATAAAAAGGCAATGAAGCAGGTTGAACAAATGCGTGTAGAGGGCAGAATTAATATGTATGCTGAGGCGGATTATACGGAAGGAACAACGGCATATATGTGGATTTGCAATAAAATAACAGAATTTGCAGAAAGGATTAGAGAAGAAGAAAAGGAAAAGATTGCAAAGTATACATCAGCAGGAGAACCAAAACATTTAATTTAGTAGTAAAGGGCATTATGTTCGATAAAACCAAGATACTTTTTTGAAAAAGTGACTTTTTGAAAAGGTTAGCAGATGCTATAATAAAGCGGTAAGGAGATTTACATAATAAAAAACCAAGCACCCAAAGATGCTTGGCTCTTGTTGGAAACGTTTCCGCCGTCCAACTGGTTTATAATCCTATTTAGCGATTTGATTATAACACGGTGGAGGCTCTTTCGCAAGGGGAAATAGCGAAAGGAGGGCGATATTCATGTGGATTTTTAGAGCATGGATGACAACCAAAGATGGTCAGCGAATTTACGCTAAAGACCGTGGTAAGAGAGCTTTTCGGTTTTGGGTTGGTCCGGGACCGGAGCCTGTTAAGAAAAATCAGCTGATTTGTGGAGGACTTTTGCCAGTTGGAGTACCTCTGGTTTCAAGAAAGGAGCCGGAGATATGGCTAAAACAAAAAGCAGTGTTAGAGGTGCGCAGAATAAAAAAATTGTGGTGGTAAAACCGTATGTAAGAAAAGATGGTACTAAGGTAGATGGCCATCGCAGATCTACGCCGAATTAATGTGGGCTCTACGCTAATAGTTGTGGGGAGATTCTAAGGAATCCCCCACAGTTACTAATGTAGGGTCTTTAATTAACCAGGTATCTTCTAGTTGGGTGGTAGCTTTTGCTTTTTGTGAAAAATTCAAGGAGAATTTGGAAATGTACAATGATTTGTGGAAGAAAATAATTATTGCTTTGATGGCATTTATAGGAATACAAATTGTTTTAGTAATAATTCCGGGCTTTGTGATTTTACTAACGACCCCTAACATTATAAATGTGAATACGGAAAGCCAATGGATCAGTTTTTGGGGAAATTACTTTGGCGGGCTTATTGGTGCAATCACATCGTTAGGTGTAGTAAGATTGACAGTATATTTTGAAAATAAAAAAGAAGATAAAAAGAATAAGAAAAAGTTTTGCGAGGAAGTGATAAGCGGTATTATCGAATTAGATATATTATCTGAAGAAGTTTATGTATGCGATGAAGATTTGGCTAAGTGTTTGAAAGATGAGGCTCAAAAGGATATTCTATATGGGAAACAAGTAAAAATATTGAATATGTTTTTAAAAACAAAAACACTATTAAAAGTGAAAATTTATTCCGATAAATATAGACTTAAATATATGGAACCATTAACTTTGCATCTGGAAAAATTGGAGGATATAGTCCAAAAGTTGACAATAAAGGAGTATTGTGCAGATAATATAGATGATTTTTTTAAAGGCAACGTTAAAAATGTATACCAAGAATTAGTAACGGAATGCGAGAATACCGAAGAAATGTTAATACGTTTTTTCAAGGATAATGTGGAATAATAAGGGGGAGAATTAACGTAGTAGCTCTTTTGTGAAGTAGATTAATGGAAGGGAGAAAATGCGTTTTCGATATGATATGCTCTTCGAAAAAAGGAGGTAAAAAGAAATGCGAAAGAGAATGAGAAGGGAGTGGTTGGATGTCTACAGAAAAAGATGCGAGGAGCGGAAGAAAGAACTGGAAGAACTCATAAGAATAGCAAACATGATTGATAAAGAGCATTGGATTCAAAACGGAGTGCTTGATAATTTGAATCATCGCTTGCGGGCTGAAATGGCGAGAATTGGGAAACTCTCTGGATAAAGAAGAATAAAATTTGTATACATTGCTTAAAGAGTCGTTGCCGGGAGATTGGCAGCGGCTCTTTTTTGCTTCAAAAATTCAAATGTGCAGAGAACCCTTATTATTCCAACATGATAAAATGATGGCAGAATGCCAGAAATAAGGGAAGTGATAGACATGAATCTGAACGCAGCGATGCGAAAGCTCCAGAGGGCTATTCTCGTCCGGACTGGTTTAGTAGTGAAGATTGGGACAAGTCAGTTTCACAGCAAGGACCAGAACCGTATGATTACGATGTATTCACTGACAACACCAGTGCTGCAGGAGAACCGGAGGGGACAATGGAGGATGAAGGATTATGAGATTATTCGGACGGCATCGCAGATTGATATTGTCATGACGCTTCGGGAAATCTGGACGCAGTTAGAGGGCTGGGCTTGAGCTTGGGACGGGACTGTACGATGGAAGAGGGTGGATAGATGAAGCTGACGCCGAAGCAGAAAGCTTTTGCGGATAATTACATAGAGAATGGAGGGAATGCTTCTGCAGCGGCGCGGGACGCAGGATACAGGGAACGGGCGGCGGGGTCGATGGGAGCGGAGAACCTGAAAAAGCCGCAGATAGCCGCCTATATAGCCGAGCGGCAGGAGAAAATAGATTCCGACCGCATCTGTACGCTGAAAGAGATCCAGGAGCTTCGGAGCAGAGTGGTGCGTGGGGAGGAGAAGGATCAGTTCGGTCTGGATCTCTCCGTGGCGGATCGGTTAAAGGCTGCGAATGATTTGGAAAAGGCGTTATCCATCAAGGAGCAGCAGGAAGCGCTTCGCAAGGCAAAAGAGGAAGCCAGGGCAGCGGGAGAATACCACATTGATTTGGATGTGATTGCGGATGTATTCCATCCGTTGATTCGCGATGTGAGGCGGGGAAAGCATACAGAATACATTCTTCCCGGTGGGCGTGGTTCGACCAAGTCCTCGGGAATTTCGTGTATAATTCCGGAGCTGATAAAGAATCATCCAAGTATGCACGCGTTGATTCTCCGTAAGGTGGGAAATACGATAAAAGATTCTGTGTTCGCTCAGATGAAATGGGCGATCGCGAAGCTGGGATTGGAAGAGGAGTTTCGGTTTAAGACATCCCCGTTTGAAATCACGTATATGCCAACCGGCCAGAAGATATATTTCCGCGGGGCGGATGATCCGCTGAAAATTAAATCGATTAAGCCGGAGTTTGGATATATCGGTATTCTCTGGCTGGAGGAGCTGGATCAGTTTGCGGGACCGGAAGAGGTCAGAAGTATTCAGCAGTCCGCCATCCGAGGCGGTGATGAGGCATACCGCTTTAAATCCTTTAACCCGCCGCGCAGTAAAATAAACTGGGCGAATCAGTATGTAGAGGAGGCGGAGTTTAAGGATCCGGAGGCGTTGGTCTGCCGAAGTACGTACAAGGATGTACCGGCGGAGTGGCTGGGCGAACAGTTTGTGAACGACGCCGAGCATCTGAAAGAAGTAAATCCGGATGCATATGAGAATGAGTATATGGGTCATGCGAACGGAAATGGAGGCAACGTATTCGAATTTGTAGAGGTGCGGGCAATCACAGATGAAGAAATCAGTCATATGGATCGACTCTACTGCGGTGTAGACTTCGGATGGTACCCGGATTCGTTTTGCTATCTGCGGACGTACTACGATGCCGCCAGGGAAACAATCTACCTTTTGGACGAACTCTATGTGACGAAGTGGAGCAATGCCAAAACGGCGGGATGGATCAAGAAAAAAGGGTACGATGACTATGTTATGATATGTGATTCTGCCGAGCCGAAGTCAATCAATGATTTCCGGGACGCGGGTCTTCCTGCCCGCGGGGCGGAGAAGGGACCTGGCAGTGTTGAATACGGATTTAAGTTTTTACAGACAAAGAAAATTGTCATTGACCCGAACCGGACACCGAACGCACATAGAGAGATTACCCGCTATGAGTATGACCGGGATAAGGAAGGAAATATAATAAGCGGCTATCCGGACAGGGACGATCATGCGATTTCAGCGCTGCGTTACGCATATGAACCTCTGTTCAACCGGAGAGGAAACAGTGCATAGTTGTATGGGTGAAAATAGATGGGATTAATAGAGACAATAAAAAGGTGGATAGGGATGATTTTCAAGAAACAGGCAGAGGATGAGTTTAAGATTAAGTCCGTAGTATCTCCGGAGATGGATCGAGAGCTGAAATGCTGCGCGGGTATTTATGCTGGAAAACCTCCGTGGCTTAGTAAAAATAACAGAATCCGGACTGTGAACTTTGCTAAGTCAATTTGTTCAGAGACTGCCAGACTGACAACCTTGGCAATCGGGATCCAGATTGAGGGTAGCGCGCGGGCGAATTGGCTGCAAGAGCAGATTGATAAGGTGTATTTCCAGATTCGTCACTGGGTTGAATTTGGCTGTGCCTACGGAACCTTGTTTGTAAAGCCGAACGGGGAGGGGCTGGACATATTTACGCCGGAAGATGTTATTCTGGTAGATTATGATAACCAGAGCATTAAAGGACTGGTTTTCCGTGATACATACACGGAAGGGGATAAATTTTATACAAGGCTTGAGTATCATCGCTTTGTAGAGGTATGGCAGGACGGAAAACGTGTGTGTCCGTATTATATCAGCAATCGAGCATACGTTTCCAAATCGGCAGATGACATTGGGAAAAAGATTGCATTGGAAAAAACCAAGTGGGCGGATATGATGGAGGATACACCACCAATATTGAAAGCAAACGGGGAGCGGCTGGATGGTCCGATGTTTGGCGTGTTCCGTACACCGCAGGCAAACAACATCGATTTATCTTCTCCAATGGGACTGCCAATGTATGTGGAAGCAATCGAGGAGTTGCGCGATCTGGACGTAGCGTACAGCCGGAATGCTGGGGAGATATTTGACAGTGAGAAAATTGTGCTGGCAGACGATCGCCTGATGATGCCGGATGGAATGAATATCAAGGACAGAACGACGCTTAAATTGGAAAAGCAGCGGGATGAAATGAAGCTGCCGCACTATGTGAAAAACGTGTTCGGTTCAGATTCTAAGGATTTCTACCAGGAAATCAATCCGCAGCTTAACACAGAAGAACGTCTTTCTGGTATTAATGCCCTGCTGTCCCAGATAGGTTATAAAGTCGGGTACAGCAACGGATATTTCGTATTCAACGAGAAAACAGGAATGGTAACGGCAACGCAGGTGGAGGCGGATGACCGGCGGACGATCCAGCTGATAAAAGATATGCGGGACAAGCTCCAGGACTGCTTGAATGGTGCGATTTATGCATTGAGTGTGTATGCGGACCTGAACGGCTTGGCACCGGCTGGGCTGTATGAAGTGACGTATGACTTCGGAGACATAACCTACAATCGTGAAGAGGACCGGGCGCGCTGGTGGCAGTATGTTATGCAGGGAAAAGTGCCGGCATGGGTCTACTTCCAGAAATTCGAAGGAATGTCCGAAGAGGATGCGAAAGCAATGGTAGAGGAAGCACAGCCAAAAAAACCAACGCTGTTTGGGGAAGAGTAAAAGGATGCAATAGAGGAAGTGAGGGCGGCAATGCTTAGACCGGCATATTTGGCGGCGATTGCGGAAGGAAGCGAACAGATCGCTTCGGAGCTGCATGATTATATTGTACAAGCCATTGTGGGGCGGATGATGGAGCGCATCGGCAGAGGAGAAAAATATCTGCTGACTTCGGCGGACCGCTGGCGGATCCAGATCTTGCAGGATGCTGGGGAGTTGCTGGAGAATATAACGGCGGAGCTTGCACTGTATACAAGAAAGCAAATACAAGAGATTCGTTTGGCAATGGAAGAGGCGGGAGTGAAAGCGCTGGAAGCGGATGATTTGATATACAGTGCTGCCGGTCTGTCTACGGTACCACTGTGGGAGTCTCCAGCGTTGGTTCGGCTGATGGAGCGGAATATGAATGCATCGTTGGGTGAATGGAAGAACTACACCCGCACGACGGCAGAAGAGGCACAACGGCTCTATATAACAGAATGTGATAAAGCATATAACCATGTTATGAGCGGTGCAGTTGCGTATACTCAGGCAGTGAGAGAAGCGGTTGAAACGATATCTTCTGCGGGAGTGGCAGTGAAATATCCAAGCGGGCATACGGATACGCTGGAAACTGCGACAGCGCGGGCAGTTCGCACCGGGATCGCGCAGGCAACAGGAGATATATCGCTGAAACGCATGGAAGAAATGAATTGGGATATCATTCTGGTATCTGCACATATTGGAGCCAGAACCGGAGACGGCGGGCAGAATCCTGGTAATCATTTGTGGTGGCAGGGGCAGTTTTATAGCCGGACAGGCAAGGACAAGCACTTTCCGCCATTTTCTCAGACGGGATATGGGACGGGAGAAGGGCTGTGCGGCTGGAATTGCCGCCATAGCTTTGGCTGCGGCGACGGTGTCCATAATCCATATAAAGACATTCAAACCGAAGATAATGTCCGGATGGAGAAGCTGGAGAAGCGCCAGAGGGAGCTGGAACGCCGTGTTCGGAAGACCAAACGTGCGGTGATGGGGATGCAGACGGCAGTTGAGCAGTGTCAGGACGAGGCTGCAAAGTTCGCCCTGCAGCAGGAACTGGATCGGAAGTCGTATCTTCTGCAAAGGCAGAACCAGGCATATCAGGATTTTTGCAAGTACAATAGCCTACGTCCTCTTTCGGAACGCTTGAAGATAGCCAGATGGAGCAGGGAACAGGCGGCAAAAGCCAGAGGAGCGGCAAGACGGTATCAGAATGCGAAAAGAATATGATGACAGAAATCAATAAAAAGTAATTGTAGAGATGTGAAACGTGGGGGGAATGGATTGGGGAAAAACATGATAAAATGGCAGTATGTTGGAGGGGAGAAGAATGATAAAGAATGGATGGGTATGCTGCAGAATATGCGGCAACAAGACCCGGACAAAAATTCGGCCAGATACGGAAGCGGTAAATCTTCCAGTATTTTGCCCGGTATGTAAAAACCAGAGCATTGTAGATATTGTAAAAGGGAATGTTTTTTATATTCAGAGCCAGACGCATGACGCAGAGCCGAACGAGTAAGAAATTCTTACAAGTTTAGACTCTGCGTTTTCTATATGTTGGGTAGACTCCTTTCATGTTTGTGTGCGCCCTTAAAAGAAATCCCCAGCTAGGGGAGAGGTTGAAAAGCGGATGCAATTTCCGGCGCACACTTGCAACGCAAGTTGCACATACGTTATCATTTGTACCCCCTGTTGTGCCAAGCATAGCACATGAAAGAAAATGCTAACCGGCCTGTGCCGGTTTAGGACCGTTAGCTCAGTGGGTTAGAGCACCCGGCTCATAACCGGATGGCCCGGGGTTCGAGTCCCTGACGGTCCAGTACCATATGTTTCAGCGTTAAGGAGGATGAGAATGGAGAATTATGAGCAGATCCTTAAGGGCTTGGGAGTCGAGATTCCTGAGGACAAAAAAGCCGATCTGAAAAAGAAGATGGAAGAAAATTACAGCACCAAGGAAGATTATGACAAGGCGGTAGAAAAAAGAGATGAGTATAAAACGTCTCTTGAGCAGGTACAGGAAAAGCTGGATGGTTTTAAGGATGTCGATGTGGACGATTTGAAAGGACAGATTCAGACCCTTACCTCAGAGCTGGCGGATGAGAAGAAAGCCAGAGCAGAAGATGCCCGTAAGGTAGAGGTAGAAAAGACAGTCAATTCGTTTCTTGCCTCAAAGGATGAAAAAGGGGAAAAGCGGTATTGTTTTCTCAATGACATTACTGAAAATCATTTTCGGGATGCTCTTGTAGCGGAACTGGACAAGGATTCGGCAAAAGGAAAATCTATTGCTGATATTTTCAAAGGAATGGTAACGGATGATGAGGGAAAACAGAAGCCGGGAATTTTTGTAGATAAAGCGCAGGCAAACAGTGCCAAATTTACGGCTCCTGTCAACAAGGATAAACCGGCGGGCGGACATAAATATACGATGACGGAGGTCATGCGTATGAAGAATGAAAACCCAGATCTTGACATTGACTCTTATATCAATGCCTGACGGCACTGTACAAACCAACAAACCGCGATAAGGTAGAAAGGACAAGCAATGGCATTATTTGATTTAAAGAATTTCAACGGCGAAGTGTTTGGGCGGTATGTAGATACTGTTCCGAATCTGAACAGAAACCAGCTTTTAAAATCTGGAGCAATTATTGAGAAAAGCCAGTATGCAGCGATGCTCCCGGATCAGACAGGAGGAAACTATATTACTGTACCGATTAAAGCACGTATCGGCGGTACACCGGATAACTACGATGGTTCGACGGATATCAAGTCGGATTCCCGTGATACGTACACGCAGGGGCGTATCGTAGTGGGTCGTGCTCACGGATGGACCGAGAAAGATTTTTCATCGGATATTACCGGAGAAGATTTCCTTCCAGCAGCGGGAGAGGTTGCGGAATACTGGGATGACGTGGATCAGGCTACATTGTTAGCAACGCTGAAAGGTGTGTTTGGTATGACTGGAACCGAGAATGCGAAGTTTGTTACCGCTCATACCTATGACGTATCGGAGAATGCAACGGAGTGCGGATTTAAGGAGATCACTCTGAATAATGCAATTCAGAAGGCACTGGGAGACAATAAAGCGAAATTCAGTTTGGCAATTATGCATTCCAAAATCGCGACGGATCTGGAGAACTTAAAGCTTCTGGCGTATATGAAGTATACCGACAAAGATGGCGTTGAAAGAGATCTTACGATAGCTACACTGAACGGAAGAATCGTACTGGTTGATGATAATATGCCGACAGAGGCAGTCGAAGCGAAGTATGTTAAGGCAGTACAGACGGATCCAGGCGCACTGAAAGTAACCACAGACGGAACAGGAACGGGTGAAATCAAGAAAGCAACGGTTTCGACTGATATTCCGGATGCGGCAGAGGGAGATTATGTAAAACTCCTTCCGGCAGGAACGGTATATACAACGTATGTTCTGGGAGCGGGTGCAATTGAATATACAAACTGTGGCGTAAAATATCCGTATGAGATGGATCGTAATCCGAAAACCAACGGTGGCGAAGATACCCTGTATTCCCGCCAGAGAAAGATTTTTTCTCCGTATGGAATCAGCTTCAAACGCCCGTCGTTTGTCTCCCCGACGGATGCTCAGTTATCAACTGGTTCAAACTGGGAGCTTGCAAATAATAATGCAAGTTCCGGAACAAAGTATTTCCCGTCGAAAGCGATCCCGATCGCACAGATTAAAACCAGAGGTTAAGGAGGTTCCGGCATGGCATATGCAGATTATGAGTTTTATGGAAAAAATTATTTCGGCAATGTCGTGCCGGAAGCAGATTTTCCCAGACTTTCGGAGCGGGCATCGGATTGGCTGGATACAGTAACTTTCGATCGTTTGGTTGACGGTCTGCCGAGTGATGAGAGAACCCAGAAACGTATTCAGAAGGCAGTCTGCGCTCTTTCAGAAACATTGTATCAGATAGAGCAGGCAGAGAAACAGGCTATGCAGATAGTCGCTTCGGGAGTTTCAACGGGCGAGAGTGGTGCTGATAACAGAATGGGTGTGATAACATCCCGATCCGCTGGAACGGAATCAATTTCGTATGCGACCCCTCAGCAGCTCGGAAGTGCCGCGAAAGAGTGGAGCGCTCTCTATGCCGCTGCGGGGGATGTGAGCAAAACGAATGATCTGCTCCTCAAAACAGCGCTTCCGCTGCTGATGGGAGTAAGAACAGACGATGGGATACCAATTTTATATGCGGGGGTGTGAGTATGAAATGCAGACAGTGCGGAAAAGAACTCAAGCCACATTGGAGTACTGATATTTGTCTTGAATGTTCAAGAAAAAATGTGAAAAAGATATTCAGAGAAAATCCCGAAATAAAGCAGGCATTCCGTGAAACTATTGAAGAACTTAAAAAGCCTGAAAATGTTGAGAAAATGGCTAAAAATACAGCCAATTTTATGAATGTTGTTCAGGCGTTAAGAGGTGGTAAATGATGGACATTTCAACATTAGGTTCATGCATAGCAATCGTTATGATCTGCTACATCGTAGGAATGGGCTGTAAAGCATCAAAAAGAATCTCCGATGAATGGATCCCGGTGATTATGGCGGTTATTGGTGGAATTCTCGGAGCAGTCGGGATGGGAGTTATCCCAGATTTTCCGGCAACGGACTACATCACGGCAGTAGCGGTCGGTATGTTCAATGGTCTGGCGGCAACAGGCGTGAACCAGTTATACAAACAGAGCAAGAAAGCGTAGTTGAATGGGCGGACGAGGTGCTTCGAGCGGTATAAGCGATAAGGGTAATTCTTACGGCAGCCAGTATCACACCGTCTTGAAAAGCGGAAACATAAAATTTGTGGAAGCAAATGACAGGCACTCAGAAAGCCTGTTTGAAACTCAGACAAAAGGTCGTGTATATGCAACAGTGGGCGGAAATGATCTTCTGAAAATCATATATTACGATCGATAAAATAAAAGAGCAAAACAAATTGACCTCGACCATAAACACAAGGGGATGCAACCTCATATCCATCATGGATACTATCATAATGAAAATGATAGTGCTAAAGGAGCCAGTCACTTGACTTCTTCTGAAAAGAAAATGGTTGAGAGGGTAAAACAGATATGGTACAATCATATAAACAGAAAGCATTAGTTTAAACGAACAAAAACAGTGTGATCAGCACATGATTCCCATAAAGGGATGCTTTTTGCCAGCAAGTGTCGTATACCCTGGTGATTACGCCTTGATGGAGGAGAGTTCGGTTCAACTCCGAACACTTGCCGAATGAGAGATATCATATCAGAAATGATGTGGTGTCTCTTTTTTGTTATACAGAGGTAAAGATGGGCGGACGCGGCGGAAACAGCGGAATGGCTGGAAAAAGTACGGGATTTTCGTACAAACGGGGGAACAGAACTGTAACGGTGCAACGAACAGCGGCAGGAGTTACCCTTGTGGATGGAAGACCGAGCAAGGTTGATTTTAACACATTGCGTAAAAATATGAGTCAAAAAGATGGGTTTAAAAATTTGACAGATTCAGATCTGAGGAAAGCACGCGAAAGACGATATGAAAATCAAAAGCATGATTATGAAGTTCTTCCGAATGGAGAACGTGGAAAAGGTAAAACAGTATATCGTCCGCGTAGAACGAGGTAATCAATGGCGAATAAGGAAAGCAGTATTGCATATGAAAATCTAAACCGCCGGATCTTTCCTGGTGCTGGTGAATACGGCATACCGCGCTTAGAAGCGGAGACCTTTGATGGAAACTGTGAGTTTGTGGGATTCAATTATGCCCGCGGTAATTGCCGGAATCCAGAGAAAAAAGCAGTTCATTTCTTTATTGACGATTATCAATTCGATGCTCTATGGCGCAACGTGGATCGCTATGTGGACAAGCTGAGGCAGTTTCAGTATGTTTTGACGCCAGATTTCAGCACCTACACCGATTTCCCTAAAGCTATCCAGATATACAACCATTACCGTAAGCATTGGGTAGGTGCATACTTGCAGGAGTATGGCTGCCAAGTAATCCCGACGATCTCATGGAGCACACCAGAATCCTATGCATGGTGCTTCGATGGGGAGCCAAAGGGCGGCACACTGGCGGTTTCTTCGGTCGGATGCATGAACAGTGCAGAAAAAAGAAGTCTGTTTTTATCTGGGTACGCGGCGATGGTTGAGCGGTTACATCCGGAGACAATCATCTTTTACGGCAGTGTACCGGAGGAGTGCAAAGGAAATATTGTCCGGGTGCGGGCATTTAGCGATAAATTCAAGGAGGCGGTATGTGATGGGTGGTGATTATGTATAGTGATACGGTTGCAACGGTGTACAAAGGGAACATAATAAAAAACTTAATAATGGACTGCCAATCTTACACAAAGTACCGCCCAAACGAGACTACGGGCGGTATTTTTGTATCATGGCGGAGAAAGGAGGAACTTCCCACGGGGGCTTGACTGAAAAGTTGAGCCCCTTTTTTCATGCTAAAAAACAGGAGGTAAATGCTTATGGCAGATAATAAAACCACAAAAGCGCCGGAACAGCCGGTAACGGATAGCGGGCCGGGCAAGGAAACGCCTCCCGCTCCCCCAAAAGAGCCGGGGAAGGTTTCCGTTTCCCCGGAGCCGGAAAAAAAGACGGAACCAGAGGTAAAGAACCCACAGGTTTCTGTCTATAACTTCGCTGAAATTACGAAGGAAAAGAAAGCCGAGGAACGGGCGGCAGCTCCCGGCGTGGAAAAGCCTGACCCGGCAAAAGTGGAGAAACCGGAAAAGCAGCCGGAGGCTCCGAAGAAAGCAGAGGAAAAAACCAAAGAGCCGGAACAGCCGAAGCGCCGGGGCCGTCCCCCGAAAGCAGATAAGGACAAGGATCCAGCCCCGAAGTCCAAAGCTCCTACACAGAAACCGGAAAAGGCGGTCAAAAAAGAACCGGAGAAAAAAACGGCTCCAACGGTGCAGACCGCTCCCGCTCCGAAGGAACCCGAAAAGCCGAAGGATGCACCACGCCGGGGCAAGGAGCAGATCGTCTATATCAAGCTGAACGAGCTCCACGCCTTCAAGAACCATCCCTTTGAGGTTCGGGATGATGAAGAAATGCGGGCTATGGTGTCCAGCGTCAAGGACAAGGGCGTGACCCAGCCCGCTATCGTCCGTCCCCGTGAGGATGGCGGCTATGAGATCGTGTCCGGCCACCGCCGCCAGAAAGCCAGTGAGCTTGCCGGATATGCGGATATGCCCTGTATCGTCCGAAACCTGACAGACGATGAAGCCATCACGCAGATGGTCGAGGACAATCTGAACCAGCGTGAAGAAATCCTACCCAGTGAGCGGGCCAAAGCCTTGAAAATGCAGCTTGAGGCTATCAAGCACCAGGGCTCCCGCACTTCGGACCAGATTGACCCGAAGGACGCTGGCAAACGCTCCAACGAGATCGTGGCCGAGCGCAATAAGATGGCCGTCAAACAGGTGCAGCGGTATATCCGTCTCAATGAGCTGGTTCCCGACCTGATGAAGCTGATGGATGAAAAAAAGCTGGGCTTTACTACGGCGGTGGAGCTTTCCTATATCGGCAAGAAGAACCAGAACTATATCGCCGTCGCCATTGACAGCCAGCAGTCCTCGCCTTCACAGGCGCAGGCAAAGCGTATGCGTGAGCTGGACGAAAAGAAGCTGCTCAACGGGGATGTGATCGACGGCATTATGATGGAGGACAAAAAGGAGGTAGACAAAGTG